TTGTACTAAGTCTAATAGATAATCTCTCATGTTTCTCTCCTATGTGTTTGATTATAACAGATGTATTTAGAATTTGCAATCATTCTTGGCGAATTACTTTTGCCAGAACTTGGCCGCCTCGTAGACTCTGAATCTCTCCAGGCCTACGCATTTCAAACCAAGCAATATCACCTGCTCCAGTGCATTGCTCAATAATTTTATAGCCAAGATTTCGGGCTATTGTTTGTATGCGACTGCCTGGCGTGTAGCACATCCAAGTGTTTTCCACAGCACCAACACCGTACCATGTGTCACATTCATTATAGGTAAACACTAACGCACCGCCGGGTCGTAGTTTTTGGTATATTTCTGTAAGAAATTTTTCAATCATTTCAATGGGTTTCCAGTTGAAATAGTTGTAGGCAAATACTAGGCCAAATTGACTGGTTGGCAATGCTGTAAAAATTTCTGTGTCTTTCCAGTCGTTAATCACATAAGGTCTCAATCGACGTTGATATTCTTGTGTAAACGGGCTCATGGCAACATTAATCAACTCAAGATCGTGGTCCACAAGATACAATGGATCCATTGGTACCATGTCTTCTATAAATGTTTCCCGCCTGGCACCAAGAACCATGCCCGGTAGGCGCCAGTCAGTGTAGTTCTTTATGGTATTACGCAGTCGTTCGTGGTCGGCAAACTCAACAGTCAACTTGCGGTTGATCAAATGTTCTACTGTTTCAAAGCACATTTCTTGCTCATACCGGTTCCAACTTTCGGCATAATACTCGGGTGCCAGGCGATCAACATCGTTTTTCAATGTTTGTTTTAGAGACTGAAGTGATTGATCAAATTTACCAATTGACTGTTTAACTCCTGCAAGTTTTTCATCAAGATCTGCGGTATTAGAATGATATTGCAAATCTCGATTTTTAACAGCATGTAAGATGTCATCCAACTTGTCGGTTATGTTTCCATAAGAAGGATCCATGTCAGTACTTTCTAACATGTTTAAGTATGCAACAACTTGGCTCAGTTTCATTCGAATGAGAATAGTGATGTAAAAGTATTTTCTGTGTTGGTAGCAGACGCAAGGTCCCAATCCAACACACCCAGCAAATTGTCAATCTTTTGATCCACAACAGTTGCTTCCATTTCTGCGTCGTCAAACGGCAAGTCTTTGAACCACTGTGGCAGGTGCATCTCGTCTGTGGGATAGCCAATTGATGTCCACCCCAGAGCGTTTGACTTTAGTTTACACACAATGGTTTTCATGCCGTCTACAACCTGCATTGAGTAATTGTCTGAATGCATTTTACGCAAGTTATTCCAGTTTAGTGCGGCTCGCACATGTCCGGGCATGTTGGCACGACCCAATCGTTCTTCTTCTTTGCCGTACTTGGTCAAGTTGTTCACACGCTTGGGTGACCCTTTCTCCCAGCCCGGCCGCTCTTTAAACTCGTACTTGAATTCTCTAATGCGTTCAATGATTTCATCTCTTTGCGTACCTGCCAGTACTTTATTTAGAATTTCTAACAAGAAGTCTTGAATTACTTTGGGGGTGTCACTACGCTTCAAATCCAGGCCCATGGCCTTGGTCTTGCCAATCTTGCCGTCCACATCCAGTCGCTTGCCTTCCAAATCAATGATATTCACAGCATAACGCTTCTTGGTAATGAACAAACTGCGGTCAGCAACCAGTTCACGACCTGCTTTGATCAACGAGCCCATGTCTCTGGGACAATGGAATGCCTGTTCCATAAATGCCGGAAAGCTCTCGTTAACTTGGTCAGCAATTGAGTCATACAGTTGTATGCAAGTTTCTTTTGACCACTCCATACGCCCTTCTGCAACTTCTTTTTCCAGGATGGGCCAAGCAGAGAAATAGCATGAGTCTGTATCACCATAAATGATGGCTTTGCCGGTATGGTCGTATTCACCTGTAATGCATTCATTGATGTGAGCATCCATGTGCTTGGCAATACTACGACCTGCCAGTGTAGTTGATTGACCAATACGCTTGTCAAAGAAACGGCAGCCTGGATTCAAAATAGCGCCGTACAAGGAGTTAAGGTTAATCTTCTTGACCAACTGCCGTTTATCCCAGAACGCAATCTCTTTGGCGTCCTTGGTCTCTTTCTTCTTGGCCTGTAGTTCTTGGCGTTCACGATACCAACGCTCTAGCAAGCCCGGAATAATACCTTTCTTCTCGTATGTAAGAATGGTGCCGTTGGCAGTAAGGATCCAAGGTTGGTTTGAATCAAAGATCATGTGCCAGATTTCCATAGCCGAGTGTACTGACTCTTCGCCACCTTCCCAGTCAATGGTAATTTCTGTGCCACGTTGTTGTTCCATTACGGCTGTGTATTCTAAGCTGGCAAACAAGCCTTCCCAGGCTGCCGCAAAACTTTGTCCTTTGGCCATGTTGGCTTTGATCAAATGATCAGTCATGGTCTGACGCAATTGGCCTACTACAGTTTCCGGGCCCATGTTCATGGCACGAATGGCCGATGGATACAGTGAATTGATGTCCACTGATCCAATCCACATGTGCAGGCCCTTTTTAGGATACGCCACATAAGCGCCTGCGGCCTGTGTGTCGTCATCAGTGAGGCGTTGCTTGCGATTGGGCACAACCATTCCACGCTCGTGTGCTTCGTTGATAATGGCCTGTTCAGTCACTGCCACAGCACCCATTGTGGTTTGTAGCAACACAGTATTGGCATGTGCCAGTTCATTGGCCAAATCCAAGAAACGCAATTTCTTGTCCAACTTGGCAATAATCATGGTGTCTTGACGGTTGTACTCAATAAACTTCTTGAAGTGTTGATTGTACAACTGATCCAGTGTGCCTTCAAACTGTGTTTTGCGTTCACCCAGCTCATACTCACCAATGGCATCCAATGAGTATGAGTGGCGTTCTTCGTATGTGTATTTGCGATACAACTGCATGTAGTCCATATGCACACGACCAACCAAGTCGTAGGTTTGATTCTCTGCACCAAAGCGTTCAAACATCCTTTGCTTGGGAAACTGTCCCCACAAACAAAAACGTCTGGTGTCATCCTTGCTGAGTATTCTTGTGGTACGATTGACCGTGTAAGGAATGTCATAGCCTTCTGAGTTCCACCCAGTAAGCACATCCGCACCTTCAATCACATCCAAGAACATCTTGATCATGTCTTCTTCACGCTCAAACAAGATAGTGTTTTCAAACTCACTCACTAGCTCTTGTGCTGTGTCCCAGCTTAGATGTGCAGGCGGCACAGCCAGTGTGATCATCTGATCTAACCAATCCAAATACACAGATATAGCAGTGATGGGATTGAACGGATCTGCCACAGGAGAGAATCCACGCTCTTGGTCAAATGCAACTTCAATGTCAAAAAATGCTGTGTGTAATTCTGGAGCATCTTGGTCTTTGTAGTTTTCTTCCAAACAACGGAAGATAGGATTAATGTCTGACTCATACAACTGCTTGCCAGACTGGCCGCGAACTTCCTTGCGAAATTCTTTGTTGTTGCGCGACGAAAATCTATTGACCGGTGTGCCGTAGATACTTTGAAACTTGCCTCTAGGATCATCGTAGTAGAAGATGTAGTTGGCAGGATATTCTTTGTAGACTCGTTCGCCGTTGCAGCGTTCTACAACATGGATGCGATCGTGTTCGCGATCAAATAGTGCGTCGATATAACTCATTGTTCTCCGTTTGTGGCCGGACTGGCCTTGCTACATGCTCGTAATGTGAGCGACTCGCAGATATTTATAGAGTCTTACCAACAGTTTCTAAAATAGTTTCCAGGGTCTCGTGATCCTGTTTCTCTTTGCCAAACTCGGCCTTGTGTGCCAGTTTGATAGCCTTCTTGAGAATAGCAGGTTTGATTTCCAATTCTTCGGCCACAGCCTTGATGGTGTCGGTAAGTCCACCGTTAAGTGTTTCAATTTCGTGCAGCACTTGCATGCCTTCGTTGATGATTTGGGTGAGTTTGAGTTTTTGTTCGCCGTTAAATGTCTTGCTCATAGAGCCTCCTAAAAAAACAAGTATACAGTTTTAGTAGTGATATGTCAACATGAATTGGCTCACTTTGGGCTGTGG